CATTTAGCTGGAAAAATGGCGTTAAAGATTCTACAGTAGAATTTTACCCAAACAAAACAGGTAGATTTAAATTGTCTTGGATACCGCCGGTTGAAATGCAAAACAATATAATAGTAAAAAGTGGTATTAAATATCCAGGCAATAAAGATTTAGGTGCCTTTGGTTGTGATAGCTATGATATTAGCGGAACAACTGATGGTAGCGGATCTAATGGTGCTCTTCATGGGCTTACTACATTTAGTATGCTTTCAGACGTACCGTCTAGTCAATTTTTTTTAGAATATGTTGCTAGACCACAAACCGCAGAAATATTTTTCGAGGATGTGCTTATGGCAATGATATTTTATGGTATGCCAATACTTGCAGAAAATAACAAACCTAGATTATTATATCATATCAAAAGAAGAGGCTATAGGGGGTTTTCAATGAACCGGCCCGATAAATCTCGCAGAAAGTTATCTATAACAGAAAAAGAATTAGGGGGTATACCTAATACCTCAGAGGATATAAGACAAGCTCATGCGGCTGCAATCGAAAGCTATATTGAAACTCATGTTGGGTTAACGGAAAATGGCGATTGTGGCAAAATGTACTTTCAAAGAACATTAGAGGACTGGGCCAAATTTGATATTAATAAAAGAACAAAGTTTGATGCGTCTATAAGTTCAGGTCTTGCTGTAATGGCATGCCAAAGACACTTATATGCGTCTAAAACAACTAGAGAAGTTAAGAAAATAGACTTTGGATTTTCAAAATATAATAACCAAGGTTCAAAAAGTCAAATAATACAATAAAAAATGGCAGAAGCTACAGGACAAGTTACCCAATTTCCCAGCCAATCGGTTGACGATGCTACAAAAGCTAGCATGGACTACGGAATGGAAGTGGCGCGTGGTATACAAAACGAATGGTTTAGAAAATCATCTGGCACAGGGAGGTTCGTGCAAAACCAACGAGAATTCCATAAACTAAGACTATACGCCAGAGGTGAGCAATCTGTTCAGAAATATAAAGATGAATTTTCTGTAAATGGAGATTTATCTTATCTTAACTTAGATTGGAAACCAGTACCAATTATACCTAAATTTGTGGATATAGTTGTTAATGGAATGCAAGATAGACTATTTACGGTAAAAGCTTTTGCCCAAGACCCTACCTCTGTTAAGGAAAGAACAGATTACGTAGAAGGCATTCAAAGAGATATGCTTGCTGATGAAATGCTTTCTGACATAGCTGAAAAGCTTGATGTGGATGTTAGAAATATTTCTAAAGATAAGCTGCCTTCTAGCAAAGAAGAGTTAGAATTAAATATGCAAATTGGATATAAGCAAAGTATTGAAATAGCAGAAGAACAAGCTATAGATAATGTATTCAAAAACAATGATTACCCAGAACTAAAAAAGAGAGTAGATTACGATCAAGCGGTGCTTGGAATTTCTGCTGCTAAGCATACTTTTAATAACACGGACGGAATTAAACTAGAGTACGTTGATCCATCAAATTTAGTATATTCTTACACAGAAGATCCTAATTTTCAAGACGTATATTATTTTGGAGAAATAAAACAAATAAAAACAAACGAACTTAAAAAACAATTTCCCGGCTTATCAGATGAAGACTTTTATGATACGGTAAAAAAATCAAGTAATTATAATAATTATGATTACGCAACCGTTGATAAAGACGATAGCTATGATTCTAATACACTAACTGTATTATATTTTAATTGGAAAACTTGGGAAAAAAGCGTATACAAAATAAAAGAAACATCTACAGGCGCTAAAAAAGCTATAAAAAAAGATGACAAATTTAATCCTCCAAAAGATCAAAGAGCAAGATTTGAAAAAGTAGCCCAAGCAAGAGAGACGATATATGAGGGTGTTATGGCTCTAGGAGCAAATAAGTTGCTTAAATGGGAAAAAGCAACAAATATGGTTCGCCCTGATTCTAATTCTAGCAAAGTAATGATGAATTATGTTGTTAGTGCGCCTAGAATGTACAAAGGTAAGATAGAAAGCCTTGTTAGCAGAATGGTGACCTACGCTGATTTAATTCAACTTACACATTTAAAGTTACAACAAGTAATACAAAGAATGACACCATCTGGTGTTTATTTAGACGCTGACGGCTTAGCTGAAATAGATTTAGGTAATGGAACAAGTTACAATCCGCAAGAGGCCTTAAATTTATACTTCCAGACTGGTTCTGTTATAGGTAGATCTATGACAGTTGATGGAGACATGAATCCTGGTAAGGTGCCAATACAAGAATTACCTGGCGGAGGTGGACAGCAATCAACTTTATTAATACAAGCGTATAATTATTACTTAAATATGATACGCGACGTAACCGGATTAAATGAGGCTAGGGACGGTTCGGATCCGGATCAATACGCTTTAGTAGGTGTTCAAAAACTAGCGGCAGCAAATTCCAACACAGCAACAAGACATATACTGCATAGTTCGCTTTACATTACAACAACGTTAGCTGAAGCAATATGTATTAGAATAAAAGATATACTTGAATTCCATCCCCAAAGAGATACTATGGTTTCAAGTATTGGAAGATTCAGTGTAGGTGCTTTAAAAGAATTACAAAATTTGCATTTGCACGAATTTGGTATATTTTTAGAGTTAGACCCTGATGCTGACGATAAGCAGTTGGTCGAACAAAATATACAGATGGCATTATCAAAAAATCAAATAAATTTAGAAGATGCTATTGATATTAGACAAATTAAAAACATTAAGCTAGCAAATCAATTATTAAAATATAGAAGAACTAAAAAAGAAGAAGTAGATCAAATAAAAGCCGAAAGAAATATTGCAGCCCAGTCTCAAGCTAATGCACAAGCTGCACAGGCGGCTGAGTTGGCTAAAGCACAAGCGGAAACAATTAAGGTTGAAGCCAAAATGAAATTAGCAGAAGCTCAATCTAATTTTGATGTTAAAAAGTTAGAAAGCGAAGCTATAACTAAAAAAGAACTCATGCAATTTGAGTTTGATTTAAACATGAAGTTAAAAGAGATGGAACTTGACGCTAAAAAAGAAATAGCGAATGGCAAAATGTCTTTGGCTGATATAACTGGTCCTCCAACCTCCGCTAAACCTCAAAAATCATTTGAGTCTAGTGGCAATGACGTTTTAGGTGGTATTGATCTTAGCAGGTTTGAACCTAGATAAAAAAATTATTAACTATTATATATTATTGAATTATGGCAGAATGGAAAATTAAAGGTGCTGCTGAAGACGTTGAACAGAAGTCAGCACAAGAACAAGAACAAGCTGTTTTAGATAAAGCGGTTGAAGAAGGAAAAATCAAACCCGAGGCCGCAGGCAAGGAAGTTGATGAAGTACCTAAGATTAATTTAGACGAATTAAACAAAGAAAAAGATGCCGTTCAAGAGCGAAAGGCAGAGGAGGTTCCTGTGGAAAATGCACCCGGAGATAGCAAAGAAGTAGAGCAAGAAGTACAAAAACAAACCGAAGCAGAAAAAACAGAAGAGAAAGAAGACTCACCGCTTGAGCTTATCAAAGACGAAGAAGAAGCGGTAAAAACAGAACAACCTAAGGTAGATGAAAGATCTGCACAAGTAAATGAACAACCAAAACCTACAGAACCAGAAGTTGTACTTCCTGAAAACGTAGACAAGCTTGTTAAGTTTATGGAAGAAACAGGTGGTAGTGTTGAAGACTTTGTTTTATTAAATAGAGATCTATCAAAATACAATGATGGAGATTTATTGCGAGAATATTATAAACAATCTAAACCTTGGGACACACAAGAAATTTCTGAATATATGGAAGATAATTTTTCATATAGTGAAGAAGAAGACGAACCAAGAGAAATACGCTCTAAGAAAAGAGCATTTAAAGAAGAGTTATTTAATGCTAAAAAGTTTTTGGAAGGAAACAAAGAGAAATATTATGCTGACCTCAAGTTGAAGAAGCAAACAGATATTCCTCAGGAGTACCAAGAAGCTTTAGAGTATTACAATACATATCAGCAGAACACTGAATCAAACAAACAACTTGCTGAAAGTTTTTTACAAAAAACAGACAATGTGTTTAGTCAAGATTTTAAAGGGTTTGATTTCCAAGTTGGAGACAATAAATACCGATATAAAGTCAATAATATTAATGACACAAAAACACAACAATCTGATATTAACAATTTTGTAAAAAAATTTTTAGGTGACGATGGTCAAATTAATGACGCTAAGGGTTATCATAAAGCATTGTTTACTGCAAGAAATGCAGATAAGCTAGCTGAACATTTTTATGAGCAAGGCCGTGCCGATGCTCTCCGCCAATCCGCTAAGGACGCTAAAAATATAAATATGGATCCAAGGCAAGAAGGTGTTATTAAAACAGCTTCAGGTCAAAAGTTTAAGGTTGTTTCTGGTGATTCTAGTTCTAAACTAAGAATGAAACTAAAACAATAACTTAAAAATTTATTACAATGGCTATTACAACTGGCATTGAACATTTAACCCCTTCGTCTACGAAAGGGTCATTATTCCAAGGTAATTATATTACCGATTTTGATTTTACAAAACAATTTCTACCTGATGTATACGAAAAAGAAGCTGAGATTTACGGAAACCGTTCTATCTCTTCTTTTCTACGTATGGTATCAGCTGAAATGCCTTCTACCTCTGATGAGATTAGATGGATTGAGCAAGGAAGACTACACACGCGTTACAACAACGTGCAGATTGGCGCTGCTAGTGGCACAGGAGAATCTGTATTTACAGTTACTTTTGCCGCAAAAGCCGATGCTACTGCATACGCTGCTGGAGACGCCCCCGTTGTTAGAGTGGGACAAACCATTATGGTACAAGGACTGACCTCAGCTGGCGCTGCTACAGGCCCTGTAGTTAAAGGTATTGTTACTGTTGCTGGAGCTGCTGCTTCTGGTGATACTGGGACTTTTACTGCTGTTGCTTATACAGCCGCTAACTGGACAGGTGTTACTGGTGCTGCTTCTTTTAACAAGGCAAATGTACTAGTATACGGATCTGAGTTTGCTAAGGGGACTGACGGAATGGTTGGTTCTTTAGATTCTGACTATAGTTCTTATACTAACAAACCGATTATCTTAAAAGATAACTACGCTATCAATGGGTCTGACACTGCTCAGATTGGCTGGATTGAAGTTACTTCTGAGAATGGTGCGTCTGGTTATTTATGGTATCTAAAGTCTGAGCACGAAACTAGACTAAGATTTGAAGACTACCTAGAAATGTCTATGGTAGAGTCTGTGAAGAAAACTGGTTCTGCTGGAACAGCTGCAGCCAATTTTTCTGGATCTGAAGGTTACTTTGCTGCTCTTGAAGCTAGAGGTAATGTATACGACGGACTGTCTACAGACCTAGCGTCTAACATGACTGGTTTTGATAATATCCTTAAGCAACTGGATAAGAACGGAGCTATTGAAGAAAACATGATCTACAGCAACAGAGCTTTATCTCTAGCTATTGATGATGCATTAGCTGCTAAAAATTCTTACGGATCAGGTGGTACTTCTTATGGAGTATTTAATAATTCTGAGGATATGGCACTAAATTTAGGATTTTCTGGATTCAGAAGAGGTTCTTATGACTTCTACAAAACTGATTGGAAATACCTAAATGATTTTGCTACAAGAGGTGGTTTCGGTGATGTTGAAGGAACTATTATTCCTGCAGGTACATCTACTGTATACGACCAAGATCTAGGCAAAAACATTAAGCGACCATTTTTACACGTGCGTTATCGCTCTTCTGAGACTGACGACAGAAAAATGAAAACTTGGATTACTGGATCAGTAGGAGGCGCATATACCTCTAGTTTGGATGAAATGAGAGTTAACTTCTTGTCTGAAAGATGTTTGATTACTCAAGGAGCCAACAACTTCTTCTTATTGAAGTAATTAGTTAATATAGCGACGGGGTGGTTACGGCCACCCTTTAGCTATTTATTTTATTAAATTATATTATGAAAAATTGGGAAATTAAAGATAGGACATATATTCTCAGAAATAATATGTCTCCATTAACTTACAAAATAAAAAGCACGGGCCTAATATGGTTCGATGAAGCAACCGGTGTAAATAGAGAAATACGATATGCAAATAATCAAAAGTCTTTATTTGTAGATGAGCAAGATGGCTTTGCACAATTAAAGCACATTGTTTTTCAAGATGGAGCCCTTGTGGTACCTAGAAATCAACCTTTGCTTCAACAATTATTATCATTATATCATCCAGACAGATTAAACTTATGGGAAGAACTTGACAATGTTAAAGAGGCTGTTGATGATATAGATGTTATAGAGTTAGAGTTAGAAGCATTAAAATTAGTGCAAGAACTTGATATTGAGCATCTTGAAGCTATACTAAGAACTGAAATTGGTTCTGATGTAACAAAAATGTCTTCTAAAGAAATAAAAAGAGATTGTTATTTGTTTGCTAAAGGTGATCCGGAACTATTTATTGAGGTAGCAAAAGACGAAGATATTAAACTTCGTAATTTAGCTAATCGATGTGTAGAGGCCGGTATTGTAAAATTAACAGATGATAATACAGTATTTAAATGGAGTACAAATGGAAAGAAAATTATGACTGTACCATTTGATGAACATCCATATGCAGCGTTTGCAAGATTCTTAAAAACAGATGAAGGAGTAGACGTTATGAAAGCTATTGAAAAGAAACTTTCATAAAACACTAGGTTATAGTTATTCGTTTAGCTATAACCATCTAATAAATTAAAAGCAAGAATGGTAACTATAGACAACGTTTACAAAACAGTATTAAACATACTAAATAAAGAGAATAGGGGTTATATAGTACCCAAAGAATTTAACTCTTTAGCAAACCAAGCTCAAAACGAAATTTTTGAAGGCTATTTTTCTTTTAGAAATTATGTTGTTTCTAATGATTCTGAATATTCAGATATAAGAAAAAACGTAGAAGAAAAAATAGCTTTATTTGAAAATGAAGAA